TAGGATTAACGTGCGCCGGCTTGTAATCTTTATGAAGAAGCAAATTTCGATTCTTTCAACTAGAGTGCTTTTCGAGCAAAACGTTCCAGAAACTTGGAACCGATTCAAATCACTTGTCGAGCCTTTCTTGGCCAACGTCAAGACTGATTTTGGTATCACAGACTACAAGTTGATTCTTGATGAAACAACAACAACACCTGACTTGATTGATCAGAACATTATGTACGCGAAAATTATGATTAAGCCCGCAAGAGCTATTGAATACATCGCTATCGATTTCGTGATCGCCTCAACAGGTGCTTCTTTCGAAGATTAAGAAAGTCGCGGAGGTTTTCCTTCGCGCAACTATATAGAAATAGAGCTACAGGAGTAACAAAACATGCCATTTTGGTCTAAAGATTATAGCGCGGATCGTACCTTGGACGATCCAAAAAGAAAGTTTCGATTTAAAGTTGAGTTTCAAGGAATTAACTCTTCTCAAGGCGGTGCCCTGATGTGGTATGCAAAGACGGTTTCCAAGCCATCTTTTCAAATCTCTAGTGCAGAGCACAAATACTTGAATCACACATTTTACTATCCTGGCTCTGTTACGTGGCAAGATGTTAACTTAACACTTGTTGATCCTGTAGACCCAGATATGACCGCTACACTTTCTGATATCGTTGTTGCTGGTGGTTATAGTCCACCCACCGATGCCACGGATTTGGTTAGTATGTCGAAAGCAAAGGCCTCGTCTGCACTTGGGACGATTATTATCACTCAATTAGACTCAGACGGCAAGGCACTTGAAACTTGGACTCTTTGGAACGGCTTTATCACTGAACTTAAGTTTGGCGACTTAGAGTATGGTTCTGACGAACTTACTGAGCTTAGCCTTACCTTGAAATATGATTGGGCCCGAGTTGAGACAACCGGAAACTCAGTTGCTGTCAACGGTTCCAAGTCAAACGAATACTTCAGAGTATAAATATTCTAAAATAGAGAGGTGAATATTGTCCCGCAATAGAGACAGGCTCGGCGTACCTAACACGACGCCAGAGCCCACAGAACCGCCACCACAGGTTTTTAATGAAAATGCAAGTGAACCCGGCGGCTTTTCATTCGTAGTCCCAACAGAATTTGTTGAGATTCCATCAAAAGGAAAGTATTATCCCGATAACCATCCTTTAGCAGATCAAGAAACGATCGAGATCAAGCAAATGACTGCTAAAGAAGAGGATATGCTTACTTCCAGAACACTGCTTCGTAAAGGCATAGCCTTAGAGCGTGTTATACAGAGCTTGATTGTTGATAAAAGAATCAACCCCAACACTCTTTTAGTCGGAGATCGCAATGCGATTCTCATTGCTGCAAGGATTTCTGGGTATGGTTCCGATTACACCACCAATATTACATGTCCGCAATGCGGCACAAGCCAGCAACATCTTTTTGATTTGCACGATGCTACTGAGGTCAGAGAATCAGACCTAGGCACAAGCAACATCATTGACAATGGCGATGGTACATTTACCACTACGCTACCCGCTACTAAAGTAGAGGTTTCCTTCAGATTACTGACAGGCATTGATGAGAAAAGCTTGTTAACTCAAATTGAGAATGCAAGAAAGTCTAAAAAAGAAGAAAACACAATCACCAGGCAACTTAAACAGTTTATTATAGCGGTCAACGGTGATGACACCCAAGAAACCATCAATTACTTGGTCAATAACGTGCCCTCCAGTGACTCACGATACCTTAGAAATTTATTCGTGCAGGTTACCCCCGATGTAAATCTTATGGAGAACTTTGAGTGCTCTGAGTGCTCATATGACTCAGTAATGGAGGTGCCGCTCACCGCGGACTTTTTTTGGCCTGACCGATGAGTATATGGAAGACATATATGAGCAGTTCTTCTTCTTAAAATATAGAGGTGGCTGGTCGTTTACAGAAGCTTATAACTTGCCTATTGGCTTAAGAGAGTGGTTTGTGAAACGACTTATAACTCAAATTGAGAGAGAGAATGAGGCAATGGAAAACGCCTCAAACAGCTCATCTAGTTCGCAAACATTAAGTACTCACAATCAGCCGAAAATGCCCCCTAACTTAATCAAATAGCTTTTTGGTGTAATAACTAATTAATATTAGTTCATTAGGAGTTTTTTAAGTGGCAGAATCAAACGATCCCCCAAAAGTAAGTGCAGAAGACCTTATTAATGAGGAAAAAAAGAATAAATTAGCCGAAGAGCGCCTTAATCTATTAGAAAAAGAGATCGCGGCCTATAAAGAGGCTATCAAAGATGAGAAAAATCTCTATAAACAACAAAGCGCTAGAAATTCTTTAAGAGAAGCTGAAAATGAATTACAAAGAAAGTCTCTTGAGAACATAAGACAAAAAATAGTTCAAAATACTGAACTTAATAAAAAAGATAAAAAGATTCTTGAAGATTTAGGCATCCAAGGTGATACTCACGATGCCAATCTTAAAAAAATAGAAAAACAGTTAGATGTCCTTGATCTTCAATCAGAAGCGCAAAGTGAGTTAAATACAAAACTTACTGAACAAGGCTCGCTAGCAGTAAAAGCACAAAAATCAGCAGCCTTGATAGGCGAAGCATACGGTCAGGGTAAATTAGCGCTTTTAGCAATGAATAGTGCAAGCAAGATGCTGGATACTGGCTTATCAAAATATATCAATTCTATAAAAAGCATTGTTCTTGGAGTCAACGAAGCCCAGAAAGGCTTTGAGCGCGCCACGGCTAGTATTTTTGGACCATCGGTGTCCAAGCAGGTACAGGCGACTTATAAAGAGTTAAATATATACGGCGTGTCAGCCAAACAAGCATATGATGCACAATTGGGTCTTTCGCGAGTTGTTACTGATTTTACAACATACAATCCAACACTTCAAGGCGAATTAAGAAAATCATCGCTTTTATTTGAAGAACTGGGTGTGAGTCAAGACAGTTATTTTAAGGGCATGCAGAGTGCCATTAAATTCTTCTCAATGACTCCATTGGAGGCAGACAAAGCTTCGCGAGAAATCCTTGCTACGTCAAAAGCTTTAGGGGTTGTGCCGGCAGATATGATGGAGCAATATGGCCGATTGGGACCGACTTTGGCTAAATTTGGAAGTGATGGCCAAAAGACATTCAAAGATCTCGCGCGCATCCAAAAGCAAACCGGCTTTGAAATGGAGAAAATTCTTCAAATAACAAATAGATTCGATACATTTGAGGGTGCAGCCCAACAAGCAGGGCAACTTAATGCAGCGCTCGGCGGCAACTTTGTGAACGCAATGGATCTTATGATGGCAACAGATCCAGCAGAAAGATTTGATATGATTCGCCAGGCCTTAGAACAAACTGGTCTTTCGTTTGACGAAATGTCCTATTATCAAAAAGAATTCTACAAAAACTCTCTTGGTCTAAGCGACGTTGGTGAGTTGGCAATGATTATGTCGGGGGATATGGACGCTTTTGGCGATTCCACCAACAAAACAGCTGCACAACATAAAGAAATGGCAGAAACAGCCAAAAGCGTTCAAAGTGTTATGGAAGCCTTCCAGAGCGTTATTGCTAATAACGCTGATGGCTTCATTAAAATCGCCGGCGCCGTCGAGAAATTTACCAAATTTATGCTTGATAATGGCGAGATTATTCAGTATGTTACATATTATTTGATGGCTGCGAAGGCCGCTTCAATTTTGTACAGGAGCGCAATAGTGGGAGTCAATGTTGCCCGGGCCACCGGCAACGCACTATCAAAAACAGGAACATTCCTGTCAAAAATCTTTACTGCAGCCAAAATGAAAGAAACAGCAGTTGAAAAAGCTAGCGTTGGCCCTAAAAATGCGGCCAATAAAGCACAACAGCTATCCAACAAGAGCACTAAAGCCGGAATTGGCCCAATGCTTAGTTTTGCCCTCGCTGTTGGTGCTGTCGCTGCGGGAATTGGGCTAGCTGCCGTCGGGATGGCCTTGCTAATTGGTGCCGTTGATGAAGCCTCATTTGGTGCAGTGGCAGGCGCTTCGGTCATCTTTATTGGCATTGGAACTGGTGCTTACTTTATGGCCGGCGGCCTCGCAGCCGCGGCAGTCAAAGCAGGAGTCGCGGGCACAGCCTTATTGCCACTAGGTGGAGCGATAGCTTTAGTCGGCCTTGGTGTCGGTCTCGCAGCCGCCGGTATGGCAGAATTAGTCAAGTCGTTTAACGGTTTTGATGCCACAGAGATTGTCGCAATTGGCGCTGCGATGCTCGGTTTCTCTGTCTCGCTCTATGCAGTGGCAGCAGCAATTGCTGCGTTCGCGAATCCGCTGACAGCCGGCGGTGCGGCTGTCCTTGCTGGTGTTGGCGTTGCGATCGGAGGCCTTGCTTACGCATTTGGCAAGTTTAAGGGCAAAGATGATGGTATCGATGATTTAATTCCGGTAATGCAATCAGTAGGCAATATTAGCCAAGGTCAGTTTGAATTAGCACAAAAAACGTTCGAATCAATAAAGAAATCAATTAACGCCACTGAAGTCAACAAAATGGAAGGCTTAGGTAATTTATTTGGTGATATTCACATTCATTACATTCAAACTGCCACAAGGGTAAGTTCTGGCGCCGCTACAAGAGACAATGCCACCGGCAATAACCGTTCTTCAGCAGAAAGTATATCACTTAGCGTAGATACTCCGATTCACATAGATATTGGAGGCCGGCCGCTTGACAAATATATTCTTAAACTAGTTAGCGAGAGTGAGACGTCTGAGATGAGGGCCGCTGTGCAAAAGCAAGGCGTAACCCCGTAATAAAGGAGTATAAGTAATGGCTGATGATAATGATACATTTGGAGAAGGTAGTAACTACTTTAGTTCCTTTAAAGTCGGTGGGGTTAAACAGAACATATATGGCCCCTCAGTCAAGGGTGTTCCAAATCCTGGTGTAAGAATTGAGCCTAAAACTGATGCTCAAGGCAAGCAATTATATGACCTCGACGGACAACCATCAGTAAATATTATTCAACAGCCAGCTTTTATAGACGGCTCAGATGCATTGGCAAATCAAGGCTTTACGATCTCTTTCCAAAGTGTTATTAATAAGAAAACGACCGTTTTTAAAGCTTTCGTGACGGCCTTCAACGAAACATATAATTCAAATTGGACCTCTGAAGAAGTTTATGGGCGAGCCGATCCGATTTATTTGTTTAAGAATACAACTAGAAACATTACGTTAGCTTTTGAGGTACCTGCATCAACCGAAGGCGAGGCTTATGAAAACCTTACCAAAACTCAAGAGTTAATTCAAAAATTATACCCAGCGTACACCAACGTTCAGCGAGCACAAACAATTGCTCAATCACCGCTTGTTAGAATGAAAGTGATCAACTTAACTCAACGAGCCGCCGGCGACTATGGCGCGAATTTAGGGGTTTCGCCTCAACTTATGAATGTCACACCGGACGCTTCGGATGGTATTCTTGGTATTATTAAAAATGTCAGTATTAATCACCACCTTGACGACCCAAACACGGGTGTCTTTGAAGTTGCTAATGGCACGATATTACCAAAATTGATTGAAATACAAATTGAATTTGGAGCAATTCACGAAATGCCGCTGGCACAAAGAGAAGAGTGGGACGCCGAAGCTTTTGAGCAAGGTTTTTCACAATTTCCTTATGGACTCACTTCCCCGGCCGGCCGCTCTAAAGAAGAAATCAAGCGAGAAATAGACGAAGCGTACTCAACCTGGTCCAAAAACTATCAAGATGAAAGAGAATTAGAACAAGAAAGAGAATTAGGCGATCAAGCAATGGAAAACGCTGAAGCAAGATATGCCGGTCTTTTCGGAAAAGCAAGATTCAATAAAGATAAGAAGCGCCTTCAAAATGGTAGTATTAAAAATGATGAAAAAAGAAGATATTTGCAAGAAGCGGTTATTGGTGAAGAAATGACGAGAGGTAATGCAGACAGTAGCGATTATGGCACATATGCTGAAAACAATTCTGATTTCTATGATCGTGCGGAATATGACGCGTATGGCGAGATCATAAACTAAAGGGAAACAAGATGCCAAGATATACAGGAACACAAATATTCACCAACACAGAAGAGTTTTACGAGTTTCTTCGCAAGAAAAGAAATAGCCCGAAAGCTATTCGTATGTACGAAACTCAGAGGTTATATAACCCAACTGTTGGAGAACGTGCTAATTTGACCACAATTAACCACTTATGGAAGCTTGGGGACAGGTTTTACAAATTGGCAGCAAAATACTATGGTAACTCACAATATTGGTGGGTCATAGCTCAATATAATGGCATGCCAACGGAGGCAGACGTTGTTCCCGGTGATGTTATAACAATACCAACAAACCTAGAAGAGGCTTTAACTACCTTGAGAGCCGTGTAATAATATGTCAATACCCGCCACACCAAATAATACTGTTTCAGCTGTTGAGAAATGTAAACAAGGCGCCACCTCAACGGAAAGGGATTGCACAACAAGGGCTGCGTCTGTACCAGATGATGGGCAATTATATGATTATCACGCCGCCCGTCATGAAGGTGTGCTGCGAAAGTACGATCCTGACCAAGATCCATATACAATTGAAACTGATCCGATAAAATCCGCCATACGCGAGAAGGTAAATGAAAGCTATTCTGATGATGGCTCACTAAGCGCACTAGAGACTATTGGTACGGTATGGGAGGGCGCCAAAGCCAGTCTATTTGTTTATGGAGCCGGCGCAATCATGCCATCGGTTGAGTTCGGTGGCCTGGAACAGTCCTCAAACTCCACAGTTCGAAGAGGGATTACCAAGTCTGAGGCTATCAAAACGGCTTGTCAAGCCGTAGGTTCTTAT